GTTGGTGCGCTTGAGACTGTTGACAATTGAGCTTGCTCCTGAGCTTGCTCCTGCACTGGAGTACGAGTCGTCATCATCTTGATCGCAGTCTATGATGCGCAGTGTGTCTACATCAAAGCCAAGATCGATCTTTTGTCCTACACCTGAACTATTACGTGTCTTCATTAGCTGTAGTTGATAGCGTCCGCGGTCACGCATTGCTCTGCTGGTAAAGATGCCAAACACGTTGTCTGCTGTTTGAATCTTAGATAAGCCACCTGAGATATGCGAGTGATCAAATTCAATTTCTTCTACTGCTCCACGGTTTAGCTGTGCCGCTGTGACAAACACACACTGTAGTTCCATTGCTAGGTTGCGCAGTTCTTCTGATACGTATTTGTCTTTGATAAACAAGTTCTCTGCACTTACTTTCATACTGGCTGGCATCAGCAGATCCAAGTAGTCGATCAACAGCACGTCTACCTTCTTGCCAGTTTTGATTTCATATTCTTTGATATAACTGCGTACATCGTTTGCAGTCTTGCCTGATGGCATATACTTGATCTGCATAGCGCCGCTCTTCTTACCGATCATCTTTACTTTGATCTCAACGTCATCGATATTCTTAAACACATCACGTGTGCTGATACCTGTGACCATTGAGTCAATACGCATACTCACTAGACTCTCTGCAAGCTCTAGTGTTAGATACATCACGTTCATACCCTTCATTGCCATGTTAACACCAATGTTGGCAAGGAACAAACTCTTGCCTGCGCCCGAACTACCTGCAAAGATGTTAAGTTCGCCTCTGTTGAATCCGCCAAACAATTTCTTGTCCATAGCAGCCCACCCTGTGCTCACCTGTCCGTTTGTGCTCTTGATGCCTTCCAGTCTAGTTCTAGGGTCAGCCCAGTAGTCTGTACCCAAGTCTTTTTGCAATCCAATCTGTACAGCCTTCTTTACCAGTTCTTCACAACTGCCATACTCGCCTTTTTCAAGCAAGTCGGCACTCTTAAGAATAGCTGCTTCTAGGGCTTTGTGTCTTGAGAACGTTTCAAATTCTGCAAGCAGCCAGTCATAGTGATTCTCTTGTAGTTGACCCGGGTCCTTTAAGTCAGCTTTTGTAGCAGCATTAATCATATCAAATGTAGGCAAGGCGTTGTGCTCGCTTACATATTCAGTTAAGAACTTTGCGCCTTCTTGCAAGCGTCTATCAAATGCACTTGGATCAAATACTGCTTGACAGCGAACAAAGCTTTCAGCATCGCTCATCATCATCTCAAGATATACCTTTTGTATATCATACCCGTAGTCTGTGTTTTGTCTTGTGCTCATTATATTATTATACGCTCTTTATCTAATATCGTCAATGTTATATTTTTCTTTTAAGAAAGGGACTATTACGTGATGTGTAAATTCTTCGTGTTGTTTGCTGCTAGGATGATTTCCGTTCTTTGGCGGCATAGGAAATTTGCTGTTGTCTCTAACCCAGTCCCAGCATCCTTCAATAGGCAGAAATTTATCAAAATTGATTCGATTATACATCCAGTCAAGGTTAGGGTGATCCCTAACCTTGAACACATCGTCTGTATATGTTCCCATAAAATATTTTATATTATGTAGTTCGAGATAATCCTGAACTCTAAGAATATGTTCTAATGTTTGAATTTGTGAATATATTGTATCAAACATATTTCGATAGTATTTTTTTGCTTGGGGAATCTGCCAATTAGCGTTATAGATAATCCAAGATCCCGGATCATCCTCAATAAATGTCACAGGGTTATCTATCCAACCATCTACGTTTGAACTAAAATTTGCCCTTTCATTTACGTACTGTTCGTGTCGCGTTGGGCCGCTCCACATAATTCCTACTAATAGATTATCAGGAGAGTGTGTTTTTAATTGCAGGTCTATTTGATATAGCACCGATCTAGAAATCATACCGTTGCCTTGACAGCTTTTTCCTGTGTGCACTGCTGATAATCCGTATTTGCGTTCTACCCACACTGGCCAAGTTTCTGGATAATCTCTTCGAATTTCGCTAAAACTACAGCCTGCTGTAATTAATTTTAATTTCTTTGTTGCCACTTGCCTTCAATCCTTATCTTGTTTTTAGTCTGTGCTAGCACTGCGCCTATGCAACTTCCCGGGTCTCCTGGATTTGCAGGGACGTACACAGATTCCCATTTGTGCCCTAACTTGGTTATGGCGTCTCTGTTCATTGCGCCTCCGCCTGCTAATGCTAGGTGCTTACAGCCTGTTTGTGCCTGCGCCCACGCTGCTATGTTAAGCACACAGTACTCGAACACAAACTGCGTAGCTGCTGCAATATCATACATGTCCTGTTGTGAAGTTAATTCAGGGTGCCACCAGCTTACTCCACGATGCATGTTTTCTCTAGTGCGCATAAACGGATCGTACCCCATGCCTCTAGTTTCTATTAGTTCGCTTAGTATCACGAAGCACAATCGCCCGGCGTTACCTTTCTTGGCCCAGTTGCTTATCATATATTCATCACGCTGTGCTTGTAACCCTACCCGCTGTGTCATAGCACTATAGAACAATCCCAAGCTATGCGGATAGCTCTGGCTGTGTATCTTCTTGAGTGTGTTGTTCTTACCGTGCCATATAGTCAGGGTCTCAAACTCACCTATGCTGTCTAAACAGATCACAGCACAGTCGTCTTGAGGCTGGGTATAATAGGCATAAGCTGCATGACTCAAATGATGCTTGGTATAGCGTAATGGTATGTCACGTAGTCCACGCATGTCTAAATACCTGCGTATATTGTTCTCGTTGTACAACCAACCCTGGCCGGCACGCCATTGACGTAGTGTCTTTAGGAACGGACGTTCATACCATACTAACTTATCTGGGCGACCATAGTCCAGAGCATGTTTAATAATTTCGCTGTTTAGGTGAGGGTCATTGGCTATACCACTAAAGTCTTTGGCCAGCCCTGCCCACAGTAATTCAGTGCGAGGAGTACCGGGTCCTAGCCCTCTACGTTTAGTTTCAAATACTGCAACACTTGCATCGTGGCTGTTGCCTACCAATCCCCAAGTTATCATTTATAGATAAAAGGGTCCTTTTCCCTTAACTCTTTCATGCGCTTGCGAAATTTAATTTCTTCTTTGATCTTACGATAAGGCCATGCAATCACATCCCATATCTTTGTTAATATTTTCTTAATCATACGAACCATTTTTTTGCTCTCAGTCTAATTTTAAGTGGGCTAGTTTCAGCAGCACTCGCAATACTATACAATGCATATAGCCTACCGTACTTAGCAACAGCATCGCCGATGTCATTAATGTCAGGCGCCCATTCAGGCAAGCTTACTCCCCAGCCTCGCTCAATAGCAGTTTCGACTAGTTTGCTGCCTGCTTTGTCTCTATCAGGTACAACAATAATATCCTTGCCTAGTCTATTAATTAGCAAAGCTTGTTGCTCTGATATCTCACTTCCGGTCAGTGCACATCCATCCACATGAATGGCATCTACAGGCCCTTCACACACAACAGCAAACACCTTGTTAGGTCCTTGCTCGTCTAATCCGTATACAAACCCGGGCTGGTTCTCTGTAAGGTACTTGGGTTGTTTGTCTAGTGTAATTGTTCTAGCAGTCCATCCTACAATGCGATTTTCAAAGTAAAAAGGAATAATAAGTCTATCGCGATATCCTAAGCTAGGGCTCCAATAATAGTCTGTATCATCTAAGTTAAGATTACGTGCAGCCATGTATTCAAGTATAGCCATGCTAAACTTATTAAACTCTGTGATATCTGCTACTCGAACAGCATCTGGAGGCAACGGTACAGTTTCAAACGTAGGTATATCAATTTTACGTTGCTGTACTTCTACACCTTCATTGATGCGCATTACATCGAATGTTAGTTTAGTGATTGTATCATCTGATGCGCCTAACCAAATTAATAGTCTACGTAGGCCTTTGCTTACATTACGTCCAGGTTGCCAGCTGGCTTTGTATCCACAGTTGAAGCAGTGATAGCTTACAGTATCGCCTTCTGAGATTAGGCCGCCTCTGCCACGTGTATCTGCTGTATTGCCGTTGTGATGACAGCAGGGCGCATTTCTTGACATCCAACCGCTTGGTGTAGTTTTTACTTTACTACCTTGTGTATAATATGCAATTAATACATCCGAAACTATTGACATTTAATCCTCAATTATCCGCACTTGCAGCAAGTGCGCTGTTATGATGTCAGATACGATACTCATGCTATTATTATAGCATCAGTACAAGATTTGTCAACTAGTTTCTTACTAATACTTTAGTTATTTTATCTGCTGGATCTGCATTAAGTTTAAAACGCAGAGCACTAAACACTCCATTAAAATTTACAGGAGTAGGCGTTGTTTCTGATCCAGTAAACACTAGCGTTGCTATATCAGCCCACTGTGTGCTTTCGTTAACTTGATTATCAAGAGTAGCCTGTACCACTACATCACCTGTGTATGACGCTGTATACACTGCTGCGGTGTGTAGAGCTTCGTTACCATTAATAGCAGGCTGTGCATCAACTGTTTCACTATACCACTCATTTATGTCAACTGCTGTTTTAGTAAATGTAGTTACTGAATATGTAGCCAACGGTCCAGGAAATGTTCTGCCATTAACATAGATAACTGCATTGTTGTCAAAGTTACTGTGTGAGTAGGTTAACACTTTGCTATTATCATCTTCCTGCATATAAACATTGTAGCTTAGGTATTGTTGTTTAACATTTAGCAACTCATTTTCTGTAATTGTAACAGTAAACTTTCCTCTAGTAATAGTGCTGCCATCATCTAGTATCACACCGTCCTTTTCCAATACCATTGCATTGTTTTCATCAAATGCCACAAGCTTAGGTGTGTAACTAGTGATGTCTACAGGTTTTTGATCTGCGTTTACTAATCTAAATTCTAGGACATTATTAATGCCTTTATATACTTGTAGTTGTTTACTATACACTGGTCTGTACTCCGTTACGAATCCCGCCACATCTGCTACTAGGGTGGTAATATTTTTGACTAAATATCTAGGTGTTAATTGCATAACTATATTTATCGGAAACCAATGTTAACAAAAGATATACAAGAAAATTTTCCCTTTTTAAGCGTAGTCACATACGGCGGCAGCGAATACATCGGTATCATAATAAATCAAGACGCAACAGTGACTAGCATGTATATCTATACTGATATTAAAACTGAAATAGAACAACGTGCATTTTTAGAACTAGGCGATGTCTGGTGGTGGGAATCAAATAGGATGATTCCTATTAATATATTCTTACGTGGCGAAATCGAACCTTTTAGATATTCTATAATGACAATGAATTCTAAAGATGTTAAAGTAGCAATCGGGCCCTGTGTTAATCTAAACAATCTCAGCGTTAAGCGTGTTAAGCGCCGTAGTGTTCAACTTGTTCGCAAACCTAAGAACTAATTTGTTCACACAATAAGTTCATATGAACTACAACTGCTACTGCGTAAGAAAATGCATGACTTTTCTTAAAGAAATACGCACCATCCTCAGGTTTTGTCCACACTTCCTTCATTATCGTCTGCCAAGAGTGATTGGCAAGATACCTCTTCGCCGGGCGAATAATCGCTAGTGTCGCTGCTAATTGCTCTACCGAGTTGGGCTTCAATAGTTTCAATAGACTGCTGTGCCCGTTTAGATGAAAGACTTTTTCGCTGAAGTCTTTGTGTTCCAGTAGTTCCCATAGTGGTTTCCTTTCCATTAGTTCCGTTAAGTGGTTGTTGCTTTTGACTTCTTTATAAATGCTTACGTTAAGAAAGTCTAGTTTAAAATAGCCGCGCAGTTCTGCTGCCTTGTGATCAATTGTTGCAATTTCGCTAAACGGATTATGCGGCACTTCGGTAACATACACGCCAGTGTTATGTTTCTTACCTGAGTCTAGTTTAGCTACACGGTGTTTTATCTTGTTTAAGATAATATTTCTGTCTGCAAAATCAATATCAATATCTGGAAGATCTATCATTTATCTTTCCCGAGTTAACTTCTTAGCTTTCTTTGTGGCCATATTCCATTTAAGATCACTTACTCGGTCTTTCATAGTAATGCCCAATAAATGATCCAATTCGTGTAGGTAACACTTAGCACTATAGTCTTCAATCTTTACAGCTTGTTCGACTAATTTCTCATCCCAGTATTGTACTAGGATTTCTTTTGGACGCTTGACCTTTACAAACACATTAGGAAAGCTCAAACAGCCTTCTACATCAACTGTAGTTTCTTCTGTGTATTGCAGCACAGTTGGATTAATACACATAGTTGAGTTTGTTGCACTATCGCCCATTACAAATACTTTTGCATCAAGACCTACTTGATTGGCACTAAGTCCAATGCCGCCACTTGCAAGCATAAGCTCTACCATTTGTGTTTTAAGTTCTACAGGATCAAATCCAGGGTTCTCTAGATCTACAGTTTTCACTTCGCGTTCTAAAATTTCATTTGGATGAAATACTAACTTCATAATTTACTTTCCTTTACTACGTCTTTAACTAGTTGTACGTCTGATGTTTGGCGTTTAAATCTTACGCCCCAATGCTGCGGATCTACAATATGATATATCATTCCTAATTGTTCATCATTAAAATTGCCTAGCATATCTTTGCCACTTTTGCAATTAAGCATCAACCAAGGACTAATCTTTCCGTCCTTAATATGCCATACTGCTCTGTTAGGCGAAGCATATAAGAAATAGTGATTCCATACACTGTTATTTTCTTGTGCCCATTCTACCATTGTTTGTATGCTGCGTTCTAGTGCAGTTTCTACGCCTTCTTTTTTAATTAATTCAATTGCATATGTTTCATACATTTCTTCTCTGCACCAATGATCAAGTTTAACTCCGCTGGTTACAACATGGTTAATATATTTCTCAGGATACAACGGCTTTACATTTGATACAAAACTTCCAAATTTACAAAATGCATTATAATAACTGCTTTTGCAAAACTCTTCATATGTTTTGTCCTTCTTAGAGCCTGCACTTAGTTTGTAGAATTGATTAAATGCCATGAAGCCTAGTTGTACACGCTTCTCTCCTTTTTGTAATGCCCTGCGTTTCTTTTCACAAAGATGTGCCATAAGAGTAGATTCTCTCATGTAACCTGTGTTACAATATTCGCATACGTATGGCTTAGAGCTTGACTGCAATTTCGTGTTCTTCTGCAAGTTGTTTAAGTTCTTTTTTTGTAGATATTCTAGCAAGTAATTCTACCTCATCATTCTTTAGATTAGGATATATCTGTTCTAACAATTTAATTGCAGCACCTGTGCTACCGTCGCGCTTCTTGAAGCCAACCCAAGGATGATATTCTGCCTTTCCAGTGTTGCCACTCATACAAAGCAATTGCCACATTAACTTTTGATGTC